AAACTATTTTCCAAGCCAAGATGTTTCAGTTTTTATACAAGATGAAGTAATTGTTGGTACAACACCTGACGATTCAGCATTGACACGATTACAAGCAACATCTTTCACAATACCTGAAGCATCAGTACCACTTGAGTTTTCATCTGCAAGAAGTGGACAATATACAACAACAGCGACACAAGCACATCATTCACAAGGCACAAAGTTGTGGACATTCGATACTGTATTAAGAGGTACACCATTTTCAGTATTAAAAGCGTGTCAAGCAGTTTTTGAACAAGGCTCATCAACAGCAGAACTTGACAATGATTATGTTTTTGATGTAGCAGGATATAGAGTAGCAACTGGCTCAGGTGCTAAAACACACGACATTAGATTCATTAATGGTGGTGCAGATACTACTAATCACAACATAGAGCTTAAAGGTTGCATAGGAACAGGATTCACATTATCATCAGATATTGGCTCAGAAGGTGGAGAGCTTGTATGCACAATAAATTGGGCGACAGGATTTATGCCAGTACATAGTGCAGACGATATATCATCTCCTGCTTATGATGAAGGAACGCCAAAGAATATTAGAAATCTTGGATTAACTACAACGGAACTTGATTCAGCAAATGATATGGTTGTTCAATCATATGAGCTGTCAGTACAAAGAACAATCGAAAGAGTACATTATTCAGATATTACAGATGGTCAATTTCATCCATTTGGCTATGTGATGACATCACCCTTTGAAATAACAGGCTCAATGACAGTAATAAGAAATGACGATGTACACGATTTACTTGCTAATTTTTATAATAGCACAGCAGTTGATTTAAGAATAGCTGAATCATCAGACTTCGCTATAGACATAAATAAAGCTGTTTTAGGTGAATCAACAGTAGATAATGGTGGTGCAATATTAATGCAAACAATACCATTCACAGCAGTAGCTGATGAAGATATTGATGGATCAAATGAGCAAGTATTAGGGATTACTATAGCATAATGAAAATAGAACTAAAAGGCGAGAACAAGAAAAAGATTGAGGTTGAGGTAAAAAGCCTTAACCTTGATGACAGAGGTGAGTTTAATGATATGTATTCAAAAGCTACATTTGGAGATTTGAAATGGTCATTATTTGCTAAATCTGTTTTATTGGCAACAGAGCTAACAGAAGAAGAACTCAATGAATATACTGATGTTGATGTTATCAATATTGCAAAAGAGTGTTACTTTGTTGTGAATAAAAAAAAATTGAAGAAATAATACTCAGAGTAAATATACACATATCGGCTAATGGAATACAGAGCAGACACTCTTTGCCTGATGAGTTTCCATACCAAGCGATGAATCCGATGAGTGTAAAAGAACAAACATTCAATAGTATAGATGATGTACACGAAGTGCTAATAGAATGTTATGATAAATGCGTTAAAAAGGGAGTGTCGGAAATTGGGAAAGCACTATATCAACAATCATTATTTATCTGCAACGACACAATGCTTTTAGATAATGAATCACAAAAACTTATTAAAAAATATCAATTTTGTAAAAGTTTTAATTGCCCTCCATATCCATCATTACAAGACACACCTGCAAATATAATGGAATCGTTTATGATTATAGATCAAGAAATAAAAGGAATTAGTGTAGGAGAAGCCAATGGCAAGTAAACACACGCATATAATAGAAGCAAGGTCAAAAGGCTTTAAGAAAGCTGCTAAAGAATCTGATAAACTTAAAGGAACATTAACATCTTTACAAAAATCAGTAATGGGATTAGCAGGTGCATATCTTGGGGCAGCAGGACTTGTAGAGGGCGTAAAAAGTAGTGTTACAGCATACGCACAACAACAAGCAGCAGAAAGACAGTTAGCACAAGCGTTAGGAACAACATCTCAAGCATTATTAGATCAAGCATCAGCTTTACAAAATCTATCGTTAGAGGGTGATGAAGCAATTATAATGCAACAAGCATTTCTTGCATCTATAGGAATGACAGAAGACCAAATAAAAAAAATTATACCTGTTGCACTTGATTTATCAGCAGCTACAGGATTAACGCTTGAATCAGCAGTAAGAAATACAGCAAAAACTTTTAGTGGACTCGCAGGAGAGCTTGGCGAGTTAGTTCCACAAATAAGAGATTTAAGTCCTGAAGCTATGAAGGCAGGTAGAGCTGTAGATGTTATGGGTGAGTTATTTGCAGGACAAGCATCGTCAGCAGCAGATACTTTTCAAGGTAAGATGGTTAGAGTAAGAGAAATAGTGGGTGATGTTTTAGAAGATATAGGAGAAAAATTAAGTCCATCAATAGAATCTTTAGCTGATGCTGTACTTTTTATGGCAGGTGCAGTTGAGGAAGATGACTCGTTAGAAGGTAGAATAAAAGCAATAGATGCTGCTATTGAGTCTACAAAAAACCTTATGGTTATAGATGATAAAGCTATGAGAGTAACACACGCTAAAAGGATACAAGATTTAGAGGATAGAAAAAAACAATTAGAAGAAGACAAAAAAAGACGTGCAGAGTTGCAATTATCTCACGATGAAATGATTTCTAACATAAATGAAGAAATTAGCGTTGAAGAAGCAGCATTTTTAACTACAAATGAAAAAAGACAAGCAAGAATCGACTTTAATAAAAAACTAAAAGAATCAAATAGAGAAGTTGTAGCTGAACAATTTGATAGTATGGTTAAAATGACAAAACTTGAAGAAATTTCTATGAAAGCGAAAAAAGCTATGTCAAAAATACAAACGCAAATAAATGCAGATAATACAACAAGTGTAATACAAGGCTTTAGAGAAATTGGCAAGGCTGTTGGAGCTGACTCAAAAACTATGGAAGCACTAACTATAGCACAAGCATTGGCAGATATGTATGCAGGTGCAAATAAAGCATTTGCACAAGGTGGTGTTTTAGGTTTTGTGCAAGGGGCAGCTATAGTAGCAGCAGGGTTAAAAAATGTAGATAAAATGAAAAGTGCCTATGCAAAAAAACAAGGTCAAACTGGATTTGAAGGTGTAATTGATGAGCCAACACAATTTACTGTTGGTGAGGGTGGGGCAGCAGAATATGTATCTGTTACACCTATGGAAGGCGTAAATAACGCAGGTGGACAAGGTATGACGATCAATATAAGTGGTAACGTGATGTTAGATCAGTTTGTAGAAGAAGAACTTGCCGAGCGAATACAAGAAGCAGTTAGAAAAGGTGTGAACTTCGGAATCGTATGATACAATTAAATAGCATAATTAGAGATGATATAAAAGCAGGTGTGCAAAACTTTGAATATTTAATAAATATTGATAATCAAGTCTATGTAGCTACAAGAAAACAAATGCTAATTACAGATACAAACGAGGATTTGTATTTTGAAGATGCAGGTATGAGGATTAGCGATTTAAGCGAGAAAATAGACCTAAAAACAAAAAAACCACAGTTAGGCAATACCACAATAACCTTTGCTAATTTTATTGTATATAAAGGTGGAATACAAAAAAAGTTTTCTGATGAGTTTCAATTAATTGGAAAAGAAATAAAAATATATTTTAAAACACAATCTTGCAAAACATTATCAGAGTGTTTACTTGTTGCACAACTAAAAATAACAAGAATAAAACACGATGACAAAAAAATAACAATATCAGCAAATGACCTTAGTATTGATTCTACATACAAAGAAATACCTGATAATAATTATGTATTATTAAAAGATATAAATACATTTGACCATTATTCTTTAAAACCAGTACCAAGATTATATGGACATTTAGAAAATGCACCTGCTATTGTTTATAAAGAAACACAAGGCGACACATATAAAATAAAACTTATACCTGATACGTCTTATTTTGACAACACAGAAATTGGTGGAATATTGCCTTTTAGTACAGATGGAGAAAATGGTATAGTTTTTATTGACTCAGATGGTGAGTATGGAACAACTTTAATAAGTAAAAATTTACAATTAGTTAGACAAAATATTTTAAAAATTGCTTTAGGCGATTATTTATGCGATGTACCTTGTCTGCCATATCAACAAACAAGAGAAGCTATCAAAGATACACAACACGAAGATAGATATAAACTACATACAAAAGCACAATGGTTTTCTCGTCAAAACCACATTTTATTAAATTTCGATGTTGGTGAAGAAACAGACGAATCTTTAGAAGAAGCATCTTTGTGGTGTGCAATAAATCAAAAACCATTAACACAAGAAACATTAACATATCAAATACGAGCAAAAAATAGTACAGGTATATCAGGTGGCTATGAAGGTTTCTACGATGGAGCATATAATAATATTACTATGATGAGTGTGATGGATGAACATAATCCAACAAATGATAATGCTGATAGGTGCGTTTATAAGATTGGTGTACAAAAATTTAAATTTGCACCACTTTCAGGATTTGACTTAAATGATAAATTAAATGAAGATGAAAAAGAGGTATATAAAACTGATGTTCATTATATTGGAAGTGTAAAAGTAACGCAATTTCTTAATGCACCAAATGATTCACACAAAGCTACGTTAATACATTCAGTATTTTCACCACCCATACATAAAGATGGTGCAGTTGATGATAATAGCTATCAAGATAATGTAGGGTATCCAACGTCTTTAACAA